TTCTATGGCGCAAAATCCAATGACCGCATTTTCCCCATCAGCAAGCATTATCTGCACCATGAGATGGATAGGGGCAGCAAGGCGACCGGGGTAAAGCGCATCAGAATCCACGATATTCGTCACCCGTATGTCAAGTACAAGACAAAAAAATATGAGATTATTTTTGATAAAGTGGCCGGGGCGTGCGCATTGCCTCTTTATCATAGGCGTGGAGGTGTTCATCAACGCTCATAGTCGAAAGGGGTGCTCGTTAAAACTTGCAGCGGAAAGGCAGATCACCGTTACAGGTGTAGAGCCTAAGCCCTTGCCGTTCCAATGAATTCAGCGCCTGCAACGCGAGGGGAACTCCCCGTGCTACGCGGTCAAGCCCTGCAACCATTAGCGTATTTGCTTGCTTTTCATTTGCCATGCTCAACACCGTTTCCCAGCCGGTACGGTCAAGCGTTATGCCCTTTTCATAGGCCCTGACTTCACCGACAACATCGAAGCCTTCACGCTGCGCCTGCTGACGCAATCTGGCGCTTTGACCCTCCATCGCTGAGTTGTCAAGCTGTGCTTGAGTGGCAACGCGGCAGTAAATGGCTACCTTCACTTTCTTGTCCTGTGATTTATGTTTCATATCGCTGTCCTCCTATATTACGTCTTCAAAAAAGTCTTTGACCTTGTAGGCAATCTCTATCCGCTTACCGGGAAATACATACACCTTATCAATGAGCATATCGACAAGAGCGGGAGTGAGGCCGTCTGCGGCGGTCAGCTCTTGAATGATGTTTCTGCGCTGGACTTGCTCAGCGTGGTTCGCCTGTTCCTCTTTGGCCTGTGCCGTTATCGCGGCATGGGCGTTTTTCGTTTTTGTGAGGGCGGCGTCCAACTCGGCCTTTGTCGCCCGGTACTGTTCCAAGCCAAGCTCACCAGAGATGAACTGCTCGTACAGCCGCATCTTGCCGGTCTGTAAATCGGAGATTTGCCGCTCACACTCTTGCTGGTTGGATAAATGCTTGCCGGAAACAGACGCAGCCTTGCTGCCCTCCATACCAATCACGGCCAGTTGCTTTTTCAGCACCTCAAATATGAGCTGTTCCAGCTCCGCAATGCCGATCCTCATGCCGTGGCAACGAAGCGCCGCGTCGGTGTCAGAACGGCGGCAATGGTAATAGGGCGTCTTCTGCATGACCCGCGAAAGCGCGTGGTCACAGCAGCCGCAATACACCTTGCCCTTGAGAAGATACTCATGTGTTTTCTTGTTCGGCAGAGAAAAATGGGTTATCGCTGTTGCCGCTTTGTCGAACAGCTCTTTATCAATGATGGCCGGATGATGCTCCGGGATGACGTACCATTTGTCCCTGTCCTTCATGCGGCTCCTTGTCGCTCCGACCTCTACCACGGCGCGTTTGCCAATAATATACGTCCCGGTATAGCGTTCATCGTCCAAGATACGGAGGACGGTAGAGCTGCTCCAAATGCCCTGTGTGCGGGTTATATCGTGGGTGTGGTTTCCTCTCGCGGCCTTGTACTCTCCCGGCGTGGGGATTTCTCTTGCGCGAAGCTCTCTGGTGATCTGGGCGGCAGTCGTTCCTGCGGCGGCAAGCTCAAAGATAAGCCGGACAACGCGGGCAGCTTCATAGTCAACCTCCATGCGCCCATCCGCGCTCTTGCGATACCCGTAGGGGCATATCTTGCTCTGGTACTCGCCGCGCTCCATCTTTGCGTACTTGGCGCTCTTGGTCTTGATGGACATATCCCGGCTGTAATACTCGCTGATGAGGTACTTAAAGGCCACGTCCATGCCGCCTGTGTCGCCCTTGAAACGGTTGGAGTCAAAGTCATCGCTGACGGAGATGAAGCGGGTATGGAACAACGGGAACACGCGCTCAATGAAATAGCCTGTCTCCAAGCTGTTTCGGCCAAAGCGTGAGAAGTCCTTGACGATGATGCAATCGACATTGTTGGCGCGTACCAGCTCAAGAAGCTCCTGTATCGCAGGACGCTCGAAATTCGTACCGCTGAAGCCGTTGTCGATGAACTCCCGAATCTCAGCGTTCTCCGCTTCCGGCATGGAAAGAGCAAACTCGTTGAGGATGAGCTTTTGGTTCTCGATGCTCAGACTGTCGTACTTGGAATCTTCCAAGGACAGACGAATATACAGGGCAATCATATAACGCTGCATTTCTCATAAACCTCCCTATATTCCTCGAACTCGCTCTGAAAGCGGAACTTCACGCTGATTTGCTTATCGGTGGATATTTCGATCCGCTCAATCAGGCGGTCTATCAGCGCGGCGGTCAGCGTGGGGTCATTGCGGAGCGCCTCTATGTCGTGAGACAGGGACTGTTGCCGCTTACGCTGCAAGTCCAGCGTTTTAATACCCTGTTCGAGCTGTGACGCCTGCCGCTCCAAGACGGAGATTTTCGCCTCATACTGCGTCTTGAAATCGAAGTAGTCCTCGTTGGTTATGACGCGCTGGACAAGGTTCTCGTAGAGGCCGCGAATACGGGCGCGGTAGTTGGCGATGTCCTGCCTGCACTCACACAGCGAGTCAGAAAGCTCGCAGCGCCGTTCTGCCTGTTTTGCTTCGTCGGCCAGCATGAGGGAATACTGCCCAAATGTCGTAGCAAGCGCGGATTGCAGAACATCCAGAAGCGCGGGCATTAGCTTGTCCTCGCGTATGGTGATGCCGAGACAGCTATCTGCGGCGACGCGACTGTTGGAGAGACAGTGATAGATGTACACATCCTCGGACTTTTTGCGGGTATTTCGCTGCCGGTGGAGACTGCCGCCGCAATGGGCGCAGAACACCTTGCCCTTCAACGGGTTAGGCGTATATGCGCTGACTTCCTTGCTTTTGTGTTTCTCAGCGATAGCGTCAAGGCGAGCTTGCACCCGGTCGAACAGCTCACGGCTGATGATGGCTTCGTGGGTATTACGCACGACGACAAGATTATCCGCTCCGGCTCTGACCTGCTTGTGGTCTATGGTCTTGGAATGACCCTGTACCATGTCGCCGGTATAGGTTTCACAGCGCAGAACCTTATTTACCGTCCATGTCTGCCATTTACCGCTTCCAGCAAGGTAGTCATTGGTGATTTGACCGATCTGCTTTTTATATTGTCCGGCAGAGGGAATACCGGCTTCGTTCAAGCGACGGGCAATGGCGTTTTGCCCCACGCCCTCGGACGCCCACCGGAACATCTGCTGTACCACGGGCGCGGCGTCGGGGTCAATAATGAGCTTGTGGCAGTTGTCAGGCGCTTTCAGATAACCATAGGGCGTTCTCGCCCCCACAAACTCTCCGTCCTTCATGGCCTGACGCTGCTGCGCTTTTATCTTCTTGCCTATGTCCAGCGCGTAGGCTTCGTTTATCATATTTTTCAGAGGCAGTATGATCCCGGCGTGAACGCTGTCCGGCTCGGCTGAGTCGTATTGGTCGGTGACGGCAATAAAGCGCACCTTATGGGATGGGAAATACTGCTCGATGTAATAACCGGTGTCAATGGTATTGCGCCCCAAACGGGACAGGTCTTTGACGATGACGCAGTTTACAAGACCAGCCTCAATGTCTGAAAGCATCTGCTGAAAGCCGGAACGGTGGAAGTTGGTGCCAGTCGCGCCGTTGTCTATGTAGGTGTCATAGACGAATATCTCCGGCTTGCTCTCCAGAAAGTGATTGAGAATGAGCTTCTGCGTCTCGATGGAGATACTGCCGCTTTTGTTGTCCTCAACGGAGAGCCGGATGTACAACGCGGCACGAATGGTCAAATCCATCGCCGGAGCCGGTTCCTGAAACTGCTCTTTTCTGCTTTTCCGTGCCATGCTTTTATCCTGCCTTTCTAAGCTCTGTTTCGGCCACCATAGCCAGAGCCTTATTATATTCGTTGTCGTAATTGAATTTGATGGCCAGCTCTTTTTTGCCTATTATCGTGATGGACTGGATGAGCTGTACCACGGCCTTGCGGTCTAAGGTCTCCAGCGTGGAGAACTGCGCGAAATGCGTCATCCAGCGATTGCGCTCGCTGCGGTTCTCCATTACATCGGTGAGCTTGTCTTTCAGCTCCGCGATTGCGGCCTTGATACGCTCGGTCTCGGCGGTATATTTGCCCTTATAGAGAGGGTATTCCTCCTTGGTGATGAAGCCCTGTACCAGATTTTCGTAGAGCCGCGCCTTGAACTCCATCGCCTTTTCAAGCTGACGCTCATTTTCGGACACTTGCTCCGCGTATTCATGGGCGAGCTGCTGGTTTATCTTCACCTGGTCGATGCCGGAAAGCAGGGCTTCCAGATATACCACGTTGTCGATATGCCCTTTCAGACTGACGCGGACGCACTCCACAAGGTCGCTCTCCTTCACCATGACAGGGTTATCGCATCCATGCTTCTTGCCGGTGGGACAGTAATAGTAATGGTATTCCTTGCCGCCTGCGCGGTTGGTCTTGCGGGTCATCCGATTGCCGCAGCACCCGCAGATGAGGATGCCGGAGAAGATATAGACGGAGCCTTTGTCCGGGGCTGTTCTGGTGTCCAGATGCCGGATGCGCTGTACAAGGTCAAAATCGTGCCGCTCTATAATAGCTTCATGAGCGCCGGGGACGCGAATCCACTCGGATGCCGGATGCTGTTCCAGCGTTTTCAGCTTATAGTGGGGTGTTCCTTGCTTGCCCTGTACGAGAACGCCGGTGTAGGTCTCGTCCTTCAAAATGCGGATAATGGTTGTCGCCGACCACTTGCAGTCCTCGTTGTCCGCATAACCGCCCTTGGCATAGGGAAAGCCTTTATTCTTCTTATATGCCAACGGGGAGAGGATGCAGAGCCTGTTCAGCTCGGAGGCAATGCGCGAGGCGCTGCTGCCCTCCAGCCGCATCCGAAAGATGGTGCGGACGATATTGGCGGCGTAGGGGTCGATCTCCAGCCGATTCTTATTGTCCTCGGACTTGATATACCCGTACACTGTGAACGCGCCCACGAAATCTCCGTTTCGCCGCTTGATGTCCAGCGAGCTGCGGGTCTTGATGGATATATCCCGGCAGTAGGCTTCGTTCATGATGTTCTTTACGGATACCGCCAAATCGTCGCCGCTGTTGTCGCGGGCTGTGTCGATGTTGTCGTTGATGGCGATGAAGCGGACTCCGTAGGCCGGAAACACGCGCCGGAGATACCGGCCGGTTTCTATGTACTCGCGTCCCAGCCGGGAGAGGTCTTTTACGATGACGCAGTTGATTTTGCCGTCTGTGATGTCCTGCATCATCTCCTTGAAGGCCGGACGGTCGAACAGGATTCCACTGTAACCGTCGTCGATCTTCTCGGCCACCACCTCAATGTCCGGGTTGTGTGCCACAAAGTTTTCAATGAGCTTGCGCTGGTTGCCAACGCTGTCGCTCTCATTCGACTTATCATCGGTGTATGAGAGCCGGATGTATTCTGCCGCTTTGAATTTAGGCATAGAAAAGCACTCCTTTCTTCCCGGACTGTCCCGTTGCAAAAAAGAGTGGATATGAGGTTGGAGCCTGTTTAATTCCTTTTCCACGTTGATTATATCTCACTCTTTGAAAGAACGCGAGGATGTCGATTATCTTATCTAATGAGGCCCTGCAAGCACTCCTCCAGAGAGACGCCGTTGTTTGCAAAGCTGATGTTCACGGTGAAATCTCCGCAAGAGAAGCGGTAGGGGTTTCTGATCTGCCGGACAAAAGCAGCTATCCGCTCAGGCTTCGGCAAGTCCTTTTCAACGGAAACGCTGCGAATGTCCACAAGGGTATCTGTTGGCGTTGCGTGTGTGAGTTGTGAAATATGGTTCATAAGGCGATGCTCCTTTCCGTCCGCAATGGATAGAAAAAAGCTCTCCCTCAAAACTTCATGGGGAGAGCCGTCTTCGTGCTTGTTCCATTATAAATGCGGTAGACTTGGTTGAGATATTTCTT